CCGCTGGCACCCTTCGCCTTTCCGAAGATGCTACCGGCCTTGCTGTTGAAATCGACCTTCCTGACACATCCGATGGCCGCGACACGGCAACGCTGATCGAGCGCGGCGACATCACCGGCATGTCATTCGGGTTCATCGTCACGAAAGAGACGTGGGACGAAACCGGCGAGATGCCGACCCGAACCATTCATGCCGTGGATTTGCGCGAAGTCTCAGTCGTGGCCTTCCCGGCCTATGATGAAACCTCGATTGCGCTCCGCTCGCTCGATGAGGCCCGGAAACAGAAGGGTCTGCACAATCACACCGCCGCATCCCGTCGCATTGCCGCGCGCAAGGCGAAGATGGAGCAGCGGTTCCGCAACATCTGACTTCACCCGGCCCGCCCGGAGACGGTTCGCACGGTATGACGCCGCGCGGGCTTCCTAACCATGAGCAACGAAAGGAAATCACCATGTCGCTCACCGAATTGCAGGAAAAGCGCGGCCGTCTGGTAACTCAGGCCCGCGAAGCTCTTGAGGAAATCAAGAAGAACACCGACGAATCCCGCGCCGCTGAACTCGAAGCCCGCCATGACAAGATCATGGGCGAATTCGACACGCTCGAAGCGACCATCAAGCGCGAGGAGCGCCAGGCGGAGATCGAAGCCCGCGCCGAGGAAGCCCGCGCCAAGATGCGCCCGATCCCCGGCGACGGCCAGACCCGCGGCCAGAACGATGACGGCAAGATCGAATATCGTGATGTCTTCCACAAGATGCTCCGCGAAGGCGGCGACATCTCCGCGCTGACGCCCGAGGAGCGCAATGTCCTCCGCTCCGGCGCGCAGGAAGTGCGCGTTCAGTCCACCACGACCACCGCTGGCGGCTATACCGTCCCCACGACCATGCTCCCCATGATCGTGAAGTCGATGGCTGCATGGGGTCCGATGTATGATGACAACATCTGCACGGTTCTCAACACCACCAGCGGCGAGCAGATCGACATTCCGACCGTTGACGACACTGCCGGCGCAACGCTGATGGTGAAGACGGCGGAAGGAACGGGACTCACCGATGACGGCGGCGCCGATGTCACGTTCGGCACGAAGGCGCTGAACGCCTATGCCTATGACACTGAATTCATCCGGTGGTCCTACCAGTTGAATTCGGACTCGATCCTGAATGTCGAGCAGCTTCTTGCCGAACTTCTTGGTGAGCGCATCGGCCGCAAGGCGAACATCGAATTGACGAACGGCGACGGCAACGGCGATCCGAACGGCATCGTCTTCGGCTCCACGCTTGGCGTTACGGCGGCTTCCGCCACGGCGCTCACGGCTGACGAGATCATTGACCTTCAGCACTCGGTCAATCCGGCATATCGCGCATCTCCCAAAACGCGCTTCATGTTCTCGGATGGCACGTTGAAGGTCATCCGCAAACTCAAGGACGGCGAAGGCCGCTACCTTTGGGATGCTGGCGACTTCTCGAAGGGCGTTGCCGGAACGATCCTCGGCCAGCCCTACAGCGTCAACCAGGCGATGAGTTCGGTGGCAACCACCGTCAAGTCGATCGTCTATGGCGACTTCGGCAAGTATTTTGTCCGCAAGGTCGGCGGCCCGATGATCGGCGTGATGCGCGAGCGTTTCTGGCCGAACCTAGGCATTGCGGGCATCGTCCGCATTGACGGCGAATTCGCGGACACCGCGGCCATCAAGCATCTTGTGCATCCGTAACCGGAACATTGAGGCGGGGCTTCAGCCCCGCCTTTCTCCTACCTCACATCACCCAAAGCGCATGGCGCTAGAGGTTTGAAAGACCTCGCAGCAAAGGGAAAAAATTATGACTTACAATGCGGGCATCTATCGCAAGCAGGGCGGCAACGAAATGGTTGTCGGATCTGGCGCGCGTCTCAACCAGACCGCCGTGGTCAACTATTTCACCGACTTCCTGGGCGATGCGCTTGAGGATGAATTGCTGGCTGGCGTTGGTTCCGGCACTGGCAACGCGGTTGCGCTGTCTGTTGGCGTCAATGGTCGCGCTGAAATCAAGACTTCCAGTGCTGATGCTGCTATCGGCGCTAATGGTTCAAGTCTTTCGCTCGGTGCGCTAAACTGGCGCGCTGATCAGGGCGGACTTTGGATGGAAACCCGCGTTCAGATCGACAACATCGCGGATGTGATGATCTTCATCGGTTTCACCGATGCGCTGGCATCCACAGTCGAAGCGCCGATCTTCCTCAATGCGGCTGATCTGGATTCGGATGCCGACAACGCTTGCGGCGTTCTGTTTGACACCGATGCCACAACCGATCAGTGGTGCCAGGGCGGCGTAAAGGCCACCGTGGACACGGTTCCGGTTTATTCGGGCGCGGCCCCGGTGGCTGCCACCTGGTACAAGGTGCGGGTGGAGGTAAGTGCAACGGGTGCCGTTCAGGGGTTCATCAATGATGTCGCCATCGCGCCGGCTGTTGCTGATGCCGTGACGATCACCACGCCACTCACGCCGATCATCTTCGTCGCCAATCGCGGCGCGGCTGCTCGCAACGTGCTGGTGGACTATATCGAAGTTCAGGCGAACCGGGCCTAACGTGAGAATTCGCGCGCTTGTTTATATCGCCGGGGCGGGGTTTTCACTCAGCCCCGGTGATGAAACAGACCGTTTCCCTCCAGATGAAGCGATCCGGCTTGTGGCAAAGCGCGCAGCTGTCATGGTTGACGCGGTGCCGTCCATCCAAACCGCCGTGCTTGAAAATCTCAGGATTGAAACCCGCAAACCCAAAAGGAGCCGCCGCTGATGTGGTACGCCGCAACGGTCGCCGCCCCATCGACTAGCGCCGAGCCGATAAGCCTCGACACCGCCAAGGCTCAGTTCAGGGGCGAAAGCACTGACGAGGACACGCTTGTTCAGGCGTGGATCGGATCGGCCCGCGCGCACCTCGAAAGCCGTTGCGGGCTTCGTTTCGCCGCGAGAACCGGCGTCACCATGAAATGCGACAGCTTCGCAGACCTTTCCCGGCTTCCGGAAGCGCCGATCACGTCCATCACGTCGATCACCTATGTGGATGAGAACGGCGACACGCAAACGCTCGCCACCAGCGTCTATGAGGCCCGGCTTGAGGGCATCGAGCCGCATGTGGTGCTGAAATATAATCAGGTGTGGCCGTCGATCCAGATCGGATCACGCATCACCGTTACGGCCGCAGTCGGCTATGCGACCGCGCCAGAAGAAATAAAAAATGCCGTCGCGCTGATCGTCTCGCATTGGGACAAGAACCGCGAAGCCGCATCAGAAGCATCGCTTGAACAGCTTCCGCTTGGCGTCGAAGCCCTGATCGAGAACCACCGCCGCTTTGCCTAAATCATCCCAATAGGAGAACACCATGACCGATCTAGTCATCACCGCGGCGAATGTCATCGCGGGCACCGGAGCCGTGACTGAAAACGGCACACTTGGCGCGACCGTCACGGCGGGGCAGGCGCTCTACAAGCTGTCCACTGACAACAAGTGGTATTTGGCTGACAACAATTCCGCCACGGCTGCGGTGCGCCAGGCGACGGGCATCGCGCTCAATGGCGGCGGTGCAGGCCAGCCGGTGCGGGTGCTGCGGTCTGGCCTTGTGACCATCGGCGCCACGCTGACCGCTGGCGTCACCTATTACCTTTCGGATACACCGGGCGGCATTTGCCCGATTGCCGATGTGGGCGCGGGCGAATATAGCTGCATCATCGGCATCGCCACCAGCACATCGGTTCTGAGCGTCAATATCCAGTATAGCGGCGCGGCGCTGTAACCATGGAAGCGGGGCGGCTTGACCGCAGGATTTCGATCCTTCGCGCTTCTGCGGTCAATGACGATTTCAACCAGCCGATTGAGACATGGACCACGCTGGCAACCGTATGGGCGGAAGCCAAGCCGGTGAGCGATGGCGAGCGGATGAAGGCGGGCCAGACCTTGGCTGACAAGATGATCCGCTTCACCATCCGCTATTCCTCGACGGTTGCCGATGTCGATCCGCGCGACCGGATCACATACGATGGCCGGACCTTCGACATCGCTGGCGTGAAGGAATTGAACCGCCGCGAAGGTCTGGAAATCACGGCCTCGGCTCGAGCGGAAACGCCGTGACAAAGGAAGTGGTGAAGCTGTCAGGCTTCGCAGACCTCGATAAGGCTCTAGGGGAACTGCCCCGCGCGACCGCGAAATCCGTCCTAATTCGGACGCTTCGCAAGGCCGGGGAACCTATCGCAGAAGCGGCGCGCCAGTTGGTGCCGGTGGACCGTGGCGACCTGAAAGAATCCATCATCGTCTCCGCCAGGCTGAAAAACCCGGTGGGCAAGACGGAATTTGCCGCTGCGATGAAGGCCGGGCTTGGCAAGGCGGCCGCCGTGGGCGCGCTGCGCGATGCAAGGCGGGCCGCTGGCGGGGGTTCATTCGCTGAAATGTTCGTCGGTGCCGGGGCCTTGCCTCACGCGCACATGATCGAATTCGGAACCGAGAAAATGGCGGCTCAACCGTTCTTGCGGCCCGCATGGGATGCGGAACGCCGGGGCGCTCTCGACATCATCAAGAAAGAACTCGGGACCGAGATCATCATGGCTGCGAAGCGCATTGCCAAGAACAAGCGCAAGAGCGCCGATGTGAAATACCGGGCCTCGCTGGCCGCAATGATGGCGGCAGAGCAGGGCTACTGACATGGAAGAAAGCGTTATCTCGTATCTGATCGGATCGTCGGCGCTGCAATCGCTCGGGGTTTCCAATGTCTATCTGACGCGGGCACCGCAGAACGTGGCCGTGCCATATGCCACCATGCAGCGCATCAGCGGCAACCGCGACATGCACATGCAAGGGCCTTCCGGCCTTGTTTCAAGCCGGGTCCAGATCGACTGCTACGGGCTGACCTATGCGGCATCAAAGAAGGTGGCGAGGGCGGTAGAGGCCAGGCTTTCGGGTTTCAGCGGGTCCAATGGCTCCACCACATTCGACGGCATTTTTCTGGATGCCGAACGCGACGATTACAGCGACGATGCCACGCCTTCGAAGCTGTTCAGGACTTCCCTCGATTTCATCATCTGGCACAAGGAAACCTAGATATGGCGACGAATGCAGCAATTGGTTATGGCTCAGATTTTGCGATCTGGAACGGCTCGGCTTACGTCGATGTGGCGGAAGTGACCGCAATCACATGGCCGGGATATTCCCGCGATGCCATCGACGCAACGCACATGGCGTCTCCGGATTCGTTCCGCGAATACATCCCCGGCCTGATGGACGCGGGCGAGGCCACCATTGAAATGAACTTTGTGCCATCGGCTTCGGATGTCATCGTGGCGGCCATGGTGGCATCGACTGCCGGGCAGTTCCGGATCACGCATCCGAACGGCGTCACACTGATCTTCTATGCCATCGTGACGGCCTA